ATGAACTTACTTGTAGAGTATAAGGATTTAGAAACAATGGGTTTTGATAGTGGAGGTACCGAAATGTTATCTTATAAAGGCAAACCATTTACCGGATTCATTGTTGAATACTGTACAAATGGCATTTTAATATCTGAAGAAGAATATAAAGATGGCTATAAGAATGGTGTTAATAGAAGTTACTTTGAAAATGGCCAGATTGAAGAGGAATATTTCAGTAAATATAATCGTTTCTATAACACTTTCACGTCATGGGATATAAATGGCAATCTTATTTTAAAAACAACGTATGACGATAATGGAATAGAAATAGATCGTATTGTAGAATGAAGATTACAATTATAGTAACAGTGGATATGGAAAAATCATTGTGTACAAAGATTGATTGGTAAACATAATTTGTAGCATTTATTGAAAATAATTACCCAGCTGGCGTGAGCCTCGGGCTCGTGCCGGTAAAGACGCATAACAATAGAAGTATTTATTACAAAAAGGCCACCAGCAATTAGTGAATATCGGCACGAGCCTGAGGCTCGCGCTAGCGAGGGGATTATAAAGTTACATAAAATTACAGGGTATAATTACATTTGAACATTACTTATCGTTGTTTAAAACTCATGTATAATCGCAAAAATGAATTGTACAAAAATAAAAAATGAATTGTACACATTTTAACCAAATATACACAGTTTAAACAATATTTAAACACCAGTGAAAAAACACTAAAAAAGTGCCATTTTACTGGTGTTTTCTGCTTTAAATATTTGGCGGTATCGTTGCTTTTAACTATCTTTATAGAGTTATAAGTCAGTTATAAACTTTATAAGACGTTCTTTTATAAGTGCTTTATTTTTATCCATTGTTATGGCCATAGAGCCTTTTTTATATGGCGGGTATGGCTTTTGTTGGAATTTGCTTTTAAATCGCTTACAAAGCGGAAAAATGTATCTGTAGGTATCAACCTTAAAAAATTCCAAATCTCCTAATATATAAGCGACGTTGTTTCTTATATAGATGCTTTTGCTGTCCATCCTTGTGGTATTCATTTGATGGTTTATTTCGCCGGTGCGCTTATTACGGGCAAATACCGTTTCATGGCTACCATAGTATTGAAAGTTGGATGCCTTATAAATTGTGCCGCAACCTAAGCGGCCATCAGCAAAGGACTGTACAGCAACAATATTTTTATCAAGCTTTGGCAGTTGCTTAAGGGAATGCGCAATTAGTAAGCTTTCAGCATTTTTACCTAATTCATCACTTATCCACATCCGGTTAAGTTCTAACATTATGGCATCAGGGTTGGGGTGTGTAAATAGCCTTGCTTTGGGGTGCATCGTATAGCCATATACTGCCACGCCAATACAGTTATCTGTACCAGGTCTATAAAACCCAAAGTTATAAAGGCCAAAGCCTGCATTGTTCCACTTATTGCTATAATGATTTTTAACTATTAGCTCCTTAGCTACTTCTTTAGGCACTTGCCTGATCTCTAATTCTCCTAAATTCTTTGTTGTTAATCTTAACGTTTTAAATTCCATTCGTATTTTGATTGATGATTGATGATGATTATCTTTGCACCTCTCACAGGTAATTTTATAACGCACCAAAGCCACAACCAGAAGACTTTTTGTCCTCCGACTGTGGCTTTGCTGCTATATTTAAAATTACCGTGAGAAGTTTTTTAAATGTCGGGGGGCTTTTTTTACTTCTTACCCCTCAATTTTTGAAGTACTTTTTTAATTGTTGCAATCAAGGCAGGAAAACCACCCCAAATTTGAAACGAAGCCGCAAAGGCTATTCCTGCAACAACTAACAGCGGAACATTCCACGCCTTAAGCGTAAATAATAGCCACACAAACGCAATTGGTATAAATGCGGCAATACCTCCCAATGCGGTTGAAATTTCCTCGCAATTGCTTTTAAATGCGGTTTCTGCATTCTGCCCCTGTGAAAAGTTGCGTATTCCGGCAACAACTAAGCAACCTATTGAAGCCACAAAAAATAATAATAAAAACTTTTGCCATTGCGGCTCTGCCTCTGTGTCAAAAATTGCAGCTACAAAAGCCGTAATTGCCACGCCAAATAATGCGTTACCGTGAAAACGCTGTTTTAAAAAGTTTGCTTTAATAAAAGCCAATTTTGGTTTAATATTCATTGTTTACTATTTAGTTTAATTATGATATTTTTTTTACTGTTTTCTTTACGCTCCCTACGGGTGCAATTACCACCGTTACCGATTTAAAGCCTACAGCAGGTTCAATAAATTGTTTTGCACTCGTATATACCGTTAGCGATTTAAAGCCTTTTATAACCTGTATTTCTTCGGTGGCTTTTGGTATGACTGTTATACTTTTAAAACCTTCTGCCATTATACATAGTTGTTACGAAGCGTTATTTGTGGCTGGTACCACGTCCAAAAAACAGGATTGACAGATGCAGGGTTAAAACCTGCTGCACCATTTGCTTTACCTGCACTGTCTACTACAGGCTTACGGTTTAGTAAAAATTCGCCAAATGCACCCGCAGGCAGGAGGTAGCCATTAATATAGTCCGCGTCTATAACGGGTTTATTGTCGCTGTTTGTCCATCGTACTTCAAACGTTAATCGGTCAGGGTTACCCATTCCGTTCGCGCTGTTGCCGGGGTAAGTAGTAGCATCAGGCACAGTTAAGTTCGTGGCAGAACCACCAGGTGTACTTTTGTTAAAAAGCATCTGGCCATTGTATACGAGGTTTAAAATTTCAGATGAGTTAACCGATGTTCTAATTGGTGCCGCGCGAATTGTTCCAACGGTAACACCAGGGCTTAACACGATGTCTGTACCGCTAATCATTACACCTGTCCAGATTGCACCGTTTTCCTGTCTAAATTCGGGGTCAAGCGCGGCTGTCGATATACCGGTGGTTGTGCCACCAATGTTCACGGCATCAACCCTTATGTGGGGGCTATCAAACTGCAACGAGAAATCAAGCTTTTCAACACCATTAAATTTGGGCGGCAGGTTAAAGCTGTTAATGTTTAATGTTGGGTTTGCTGCCTTATGGGCTGTAAGGCTTAAATAATTTGTGTCGCTTACAGCAATTGCATTAGCACCCATTATATTATTACCGTCAAAGTTAGCAGCGGTAATACCGGCAATTGTCCTTACTGTACTAACACCATTCATATAACAATTGGTCATTTTAGAACAGTCACGAATGGTACAGTTTATAAAAATGCACTGGTCAAAAGTGTATCTGCTTGCATTTGTACCTGCCCATGTACAGTTAACAAAAATGCAATTGGTAAAAACTCCAAAACCTTGAGGATTAAATGCACTTATATTATAAAATTTACAATTGACAAAATCCCGACCATTACCATTAAATCGCGCCGATATAGCCCTATAACCATTAAATGTTATATTTGACACAGCAAATATACCCGTAGATACAGAGATGGTAAACTCCATTGTGCTATCTCCATAAAACAATACATCTCCATCGCCACGTATGCCCGTTATAGCGGTTGTAGCCACGATCGACTCGCTGTACGAGCCAGCACCAACAACAACATCGCCCACAAGGTTTAAAGCTACAGCCGCATTTAAGGTTGCTTTAGGTGTGTCTTTTGTAGTTCCGTTATTACTGTCGCTGCCTGCTTTACTGGTATAGGCAGCACCTGTTAGAAAAAAATTATTTGGCATATACTGTATATTCTGTGTTTTTAATTCCTGCCCACTCTTTGCTATCCGGTGCAGATGTATAATTGTACGTAATTCGCAAAACAAATGCGCCTAATGCATACTCAACCCACGATAAACGTTTATTATCACTATCGCATCTTTCCTTTTCCTGACTTACAGGTGCGGTGTGCTCTGCTTTGCCTACGGCTTCCTGTGCCTCGTCGGTTTGTTCCCATAATGGCAAATTATCCTGCCAAAAGATACCCGCTGCAATTTCTAATTCCATTATATTTTATAGTTTAGACCGGCCAATACAACGCCGGGCGTGTAGGTTATACGCCATTGAACCCAACCATTTAAAACTATGGGTGCGCCAAGTGGTAATGCCACCGCCGCATAAGTAGCACCTCCATTAGTAGATAATGATAAAGTTGCCGCCCCGTTAAGCTCTATCGCTGTAATTGATGTAGCAACAGGAAAATGGTCTTTTACTGTGTTTTGCGGCATAGTAAACGAAAATGTTACATCCTTTGCCGATGCTGTTTGAAAATCATTCACAACAGTAATAACTTCGTTTAATTTTGCAGGCAGGGCGTTAAATTCAGCCGCCGTTATTTTAGCATTGGCAGGAATGTTTGCTGTAGCTTCTACCTTTTCCTGTGTATCTATTTTTACACCTATCTCTAACTGGTTTATCATGGTTGTGTCAGTTCTTTAAGTTTAGTATAATAGGCGGTTAAAAATTCAAGCCTCGAAGCCTCTGCAATGTTTGTCATACCCGTTGTGGCTCTAACAGCATAGTCGCCCGGTGTTTGCTGCATAACCGAATAGTACAATCGTGCTGATAAAAACATGGGGTAACTTGAACCTTTATAAGCAAATGTTTGTGTGCTTAGGCTTTCGGCCTTAACATCATACAAGCGCAACGGGTTTTCTAAATTATATTCAGCCTCAAACGCCGCCATTTCCGTAGGTGTGCGGTTTTCTAACTGGCCGTTAACTATCTTAATTGGAAAAACTCCGAATTGAGGTTTTGGTAAATTGGCTTTAGGCAACACAAGCGCACCCTCTGTAAGGCTGGTTGTTTGAAAATAGATATATGGCTTATTGGGTATCTCTGTAGCTAAATAGTAGTCCATTAAAATCGAGGTATTAAAAAATAATTTACATAAAGGTCTTGTACGCTATTGCCCATTTGTCGCAATTGCAATACAAAAGATGTAGTGTTATAGGAATGCGTTGCATAAGTTAGATCATGTGTAGAACCTGCCGTACCTGCCGAACCTGACATAAATGTTATTACCGGCATATATTCCGTTGTCCCAACATTTGGAAAACTGATGGTGTAAGAACCTGTACCACCTACATCGCCTATATAAACCCTGCCACGTGCTAAAACGGTTAGCAGGTTTATAGGCTTGTTTAAAATTTCATTGGCCGCGCCTGCAGCAGCATTCCAGTTTGGTTTTATATTGATAATGTTATCGGGCAAAGCAAACTGACTTAACTCTAAAATTGTTTTAAGCCTTTGCAGGTTGGCAAACGGAAATGTTATAATGCCGCCCGTACCAAACCTCATGTACCTGTTTTTTATTACCGGCAATACATCATTAACACCGTCGTTGTTGCTGTCATTGTCATATTCGGCTGTAGTGTTTTCCTCAATTATAGTAACCCACTCGTTATAAGCACCGCTAATAAATGGCAGTACCTCACTATCATAAGCCACATACCCCCCCGAATAAATTACCGATGGCGCTACAACACGCACACCCGTTAAAATGGTCTGTTTGCCTGCAAGTCCTGCAACAGCCTCAAAAATATCATCCATTGCGCCCTGCACGGTGCGCCATGTATCGTTAGTAGCAGGATAACCTGTAGCGTTTATCGTTAATTGTTTATCTGCACCCATAGTATATTGTAATTTTTAGAATATAAATTGTAGTAATCTGTTAGCCCTCGCATCTTGGTTATAAATGCGGTTTCCCTTGTAATGCTTGCAGGTCTTAATGACGGCGGCACGCATATACTGAAGTCCACACCATCGCCTACAAACTCGTTAACCTCATTGTAGTACACCGGCTTGTTATCTTCCGGCTCATAGTGCAGTACCTCGCGGCGTTCGGGCGTTTCATAAAAAAACACAGCCTTTTTAAATACAGTATTCACTATCCTTATGCGGCGTAAACCCGGGTCAAAGCTGTCATTAAGCACAGCCTCTAAATATACTTTTTGGCTGTTGTGTCGCACTTTATACAGGCTTTCCTGCCTGAATGCCATAAACACTGCATGAAGCCACGTTACAGGCTTTATAAGTGCCTTAATCAGGATGCGGTTAACCGTTTTCCTAAAACTGGTAAGCAGCATGTTATCGGCAAATACATTCCAGTTTATTGTATATACATTCATTCTGCCACTATCCAGTTAATTTGTAAATCGTCCATAACCAGGTATCCGCCATCGGCAACACGAAAAACATCTATGGCACCAACGTTTGGTACTCCTGTATGCTCATATTCGTAATCCCCGTACTTACTTGCAGCCAAAGTGCGGTGCGCTTCCTGTACGCCCTCAATGTCGATAAGGTCGCGCTCTAACTTGTTTAGGTTCAACGTGCCATTAAATTCGATGCTTTGTAAAAATTGGTCAAGGGCATTCTGTACGGGTGTATCGTCGGTTCCGTCCAGTCGTTCGCCCTCAGGGTTTAAAATAAGCGGGCTATAATAGATGTCAAGGTGCAGCCTTAACTTATCAGCTACAGCCGTTGTAACAACAACCTGCGTACCGGCATCAACAACCTTTTCCAGTATATAATATTTTAAAGCCGCAAATTGCTCAGCCGGCACAGGCTGCAATGTACCATCGGGGGCAGCGGTTGCTACCTTAAGCCTTAATATGCCGTAACCATTATTACTAATAAGCTTTACCGCTGCTGCCTGCTTTACAACTTTTGCAGCTTCTATAGCCTCATCAGTCAGGCCGGCAGTGTCAAAAACATCAGTATCATTTATTAATGGCACACCAAGCATAAAGCCCAATGCCTTGCCCTGATACCAGGCTTTTGTATGTGGCTGCTGCTTTGCCATTTCTGCGGTTATCTCAGCGCGGAAAATGTCCCACAAACTTTCAAGGCTTAACATAGCGTCGGTAACAACATCAAACAGGTTGTTTTCTAAGCTCAGTAAAGAGAACTGCTGCAAAAATGTAAGACCTGCCTGTAACCCATAAAGCGCGACAATGCGAGCGTTAGTTATAAAGGGATTAGTAATACTGTCTTTTATTTCCTGTCTTTGTCGTGCCATAATTTATAAAAAAGGGAATGTCTCCGGAAAACCGTATAAGTTCGTTACCGGTCTTTCGGTATCAATAAATAAAGTTGCAGGGGTATCGTTATTTGTAAACAGTTCTGAAATGGATTTTTTAATTGTGCCTGCTACTATATAAACCCTGCCAACAACCGGTGTAGCCGTTGGGCTTACATCGTTAGCCGCTGCCATTACAATAAGGTTGGCAACGTCGCCGGTGGCTTTAATTACCAAGTCTTTAAAATTCTGTCCCTGGTTAGCGGTTATAGTCTGCATCTATTACAATGGGTTTATTTTCGTACAAATCAAGGCGGCTAACATTTAGCCCGTCTTTTGCATAGTGCTCTCTTATTTTGTGCCTATATTCCAAATACTCGTTACTCATAAGGCTGTCCTCGAATCCTACACCTATATCGGGCTTGCTGTTTACTTCGCCCTGGTGCGTTATAAGTATCAGGGCTTTGTTTTGCTGCAAAGTATTTCCTACCACTATACCCTGAATAATTTTGCCTGAGGCATCGCGCTCAACCTCAATTTTTACATCCAGTATTTCGCCATCATCGTTATGATCTATAAGCTGTATGCCTGTATCTTTTCCCATTATTCTAAGTTTCCTGCAAACGTTCCGGTTACGGGGCCATTAGGAGCTGTAAGCCCGTTTACATAAATTATACTGGCTGATTTTACAAAGCGTTCTATAGCTATGCTCAATCTTTCTGCAAACTCATCATCGCTAATTTCTGTGCGTGTGCGCATTTCAGTAGCGATGGTTTTAATATCTTCTTTTAGTACTGGTGTATTCAATGCCATTTAAATCTATTTTAAAAGCTGTTTAACCTTTACCTGCCATTGTTCTAAGGCTGTTATTGTATCGGGCAATGGCACGCCGCTTGGTCCCATCGGTGTAGTTACTTTTAGCAGCTTTAGCAAGTCGGCCAGATCGCCAAAAATATCTACCAGGCTTGCATTGTTATTCTTTACCGTAACTTTGCTGTCTGTGCCATCAAGCAATAGTATCAAGCCGCCCTGCGAGAGCTCCATGCTCTGTGCCTGGTCTGTTTTTATTACGGTAAGGTCGTCAAGGGTTCCATTACCGCTTAGCATCAGTACATCGCTGCCTACCTTTGGGGTTATGAGTAAATAATCGGCTGTATCGGTAATCACTGCCTTAAGACGAACGTTAGTAACTACAAGCCCGGTTACAAGCTTTACGCTGCACGTTTGCCCGTCTACACTCTCAACTGTGCCCCTCACTGGGTAATTAGCATCAGCATCCACAATGCTTTTTATAAGGGCTTTAATTTGGGCTGCTTTATCCATTTCCTACTTTAATGCCTATTGTTACGGTACGCTTGCCGCCGCCTGAACCAAATGTTGTTGTTACTGCAACTACATAGTACCTGCCGTTTTTAAATTCATAGTCCAGGTCTATAAGCTCAACGGTATAAGTTGGGCGTACAACAGGAATTAACCAACTGTCAAATGTGCCATCATAACCATCATAGTTGCTTTTTAAAAGGGCAGCCTGTGCAATTTTCCGCATATCTGCATCGCTCATAGGCCCCACGTTCAGGGTTATGCGGTCGCCACCGGTAACGCCTGCCACCACTTCTTTGACCTTGCCATCAAGCGAGGTGCTTTTTATATGCACTTCAACTTTTTTATCGATTGCCCTTTTGTAATTAAGGGACGAACTTTCTATATTATGATGAAACGAAAATTTCGCTTCGCCACCCTTTTCCACGTATGGCGGGTGTATATGGAGTGTTTTAGTGGCGGCATCAAAATAGATATTGCCTTTAGTTTCTTCCTGCAACTTTCGCAATACATCATAGGCGGTTGCCTGATGTATGGTAAACTTTTCGTAGTTTATGTCATAATCGCAGCTTACTTTATAAGATGGGTCTACCTGGTTAACCAGTAGCTGCGCTATCCTTTTTACACTGGTAGGCTTTAGCTCCACATCTTTAACCGACTTTCTGAATAAGAAAAGGGCATCTTCGCAAAGTATTTTAAGCGTGTTATCGTTAGTAGTAATGTTCTCAACAAAACCTGTAAACTCAGTTTCAAGGTTTCCATCATAACCAAGCTTTATCACTACGCTACTGCCTCGTTTTATTTTGCTCTCAATATCCTTTAAAATAACCTCGTTAAAAACTGCCTCAGGCAATACTATAGTTGCCGTATCGGCAAGGTTGTCAACACTGCATATAATAGAGCATTCAGCCATTGTCAGTAAATCATGATCTTGGCCATCCGTGGTAAACGTAATAGCCCAATCCATATCATAAAACATGATCAGGTAAGTATTAGATTAAAACTTTTATCACTGTATGCTTTAATTGTATAAGCCTGCACATTTTCGCCTTTAGTAAAAGGCCATGAGAAATCTTCAACGGCAATTCGGTTTATCCCTGTAAGCTGTAAGGGTTCACACCAAACATATAAAGCTTTGGCAGCTGTCAAATATTCCTTAAGCTTTATAAAATCATTTATAGGGTAACAATCTGCAAGACTACCGGTAAGCAGGGAACCAATTAAAACGCCAGTGATTTCGATAGTATAATCATCCCTGCTAAACCGTTCTTTAACTGTACCCTCAATTTCAGCCACACCAGGTACATCTTTCCACTTAGCCACATTGCGCCTCACTAATATATTTTTACCTCCAATATTGATCATAGTTTCATAAGGCAGTAAGAACTTTTCGCCGTTCTCTGTGAGGCTAAAAGACAATGGGAAAAATTGTTTATCTTCCGGTATAGGCGCGGGTGCCTGGTTAGTAGCAAACGGTTCTATTGCCTGCCCTTTCTGTACATTATTAGCCTGAGGCTGCACCGGAAACAATGGCAGACCCGGTAAAACATGCTTTTGCAGTTCGTTTTGTATCACTTCAAAGCGGGGTAAGCTTTTAACTATACCGCTACCTAAAAGCGATGCATATAAAATTTGTTGGTTGTTTAGTGCCATAATTAACTGCCTGCTGTATCTGCCATTGCCAACGTTCTTAATAATTGGTCGGTGGCTTGTGTGCCTATATTTTCAATTTCTTCTTTGCTGCCATTTACGGTATTGGCTTTTATACCAATCATTTCTTGCAGATTTATCGTTATGTAGTTGGTCTTACTGCCACCGGTGGCAATAGCTGTGTTAGATTTTTCTAAGTTGCTGTCGCTTTCGCCCAGTCCTGTAGTAACTTTTCCTGCACCGGGTGTGCCTTTTGGGTCAGAAATACCACCCATACCCATTGCGCCCAACATGTCATTTTTAAAATCGCCTAAACTCTTATCGTTAAACTTAAGGCTGCCACCTGCTTTTTTAAAATGGTCTATACCTGCTTTGCCCTGGTCTATGATCGCTTTGCCCTCTGATTTTACAGCCTCTAAACGGTTATCTGAGGCTTGCTTTATCTTGGCAAGCTCAACGGTTGCGCCGTCCTTATCCCAAAGGCTTTTAAGCTTGAACCATGCTATTTTTATGAGGTCAATGCCGGATAAGATAACATGCTGCCATGCTAACCAACCGAATTTTAAATAACTCATTGCTGCACCAAATATGGATTTAATACCCTCTATCGTATGGTGCCATGCTTCGCCCCAACCGTCTACTTTATACACTAGAAAACCTATAAGGGCTATAAGCGCAATTACACCGGCAATAATCCATGTCATAGGGTTAGCAAGCATAGCGGCATTTAAAGACCACCAAGATGCCGTTTGCAACATGTTAGCCACCGTAACTATACCTGTCCATGCTGCCTGAGCCATTGAAATAGCTTTCATAATTATTAATGATGCGGTCAATGCTCCAAGTGCTATAACTATCCCGGTAATTACGGGGCCACCCTCACTGAATTTTTGAATAAGCCACCCAATACCGTTGCTAACAGCGTCAAGGGCTGCACCTCCTAAATCTATAAGAACATTCACTATTGGCGAAATGTACTCGTATATTTTTAGTAGTTTTTCAGTAAACTTATCCAGGAGCTGTGCCGCTTTACCGCCTGTAGTTTGCCCCATAAGGACAGCCATGTTATTAAACTGGCCGCCTGCACTGGTGGCACTCATAAAGGCATCGGTAACCATTTGAGACGAAATTTTGCCTTTGCTCATTTCGTCCTTAAGGTAAGCCATGCTTTTACCTGTCTTTTTACTAATGATGCCAAGTGGATTAAATCCTGCATTGATCATCTGTAGCAAGTCCTGCCCGTTAAGTTTACCCGCGCTGCTCATTTGAGAGAAAGCCAATGTTAGCGAGTTCATTTTATTGGCATCGCCCATAGCTATATCGCCAATGGCGCGCATGTTAGGCATTATTTTATCCTGAGCTATACCAAAGCCAAGCATCATTTTAGCCGCCTCTCCAAGCCCCATTTTATCGTATGGGGTTTCCATACCATACTTTGTAATATCAGCAACCATTTTTTTAGCGGCATCCTCGCTGCCAAGCAACACTTCAAAGCTGGTGTTTTGCATGTCGCTTTGTATGCCTTTTTTAATGGCTGCACCGCCAATGGCACCGGCAATAACAAGCGGGTTGGTTAGCAGGCCTGCAAATGGCACCTGGTTAAAGGCATCCTTAAACCACCTGCCCACCATGTTACCGCCCGTATGGCTTTCAAGGCGGGTAATCTGCCTTTCAAGTCCCTGTATTTCGCGGTTATAGCGTTGTATGGTGCTTATATTGCGTTCAGGTATCCATTCCCTTTCAGACCGTAAAAGGTCAAGTTTTTGCTTTAAGGCTCCCACTGCGTTACCACTATCCCTAAGAGCCTGGCTTACTTCGCGGCTCCTGCGCTCTAAAGCAACAAAACGGTTCAGGGCTGCATCACTATTAATGCCTACCTGCCTGAGCCTGCTGCTCATCCTGTCTTGCAGGCTTAAGGTATATTCAAGTATGTTAGCCATTCTGTTTTTTTGCTTCCTGCGCCCTTATCCAATCCAGTTCACGCACACGGCGCGCCCATTCGTCTAAGGTTAAGTTATAGGGGTTAATTTTAAGGTGGTAGGTAAGGCCTATGTTTATCTGCCTGAGCCACGTAGTCCACTCAAACATTCGCTTACACCATTCGGCATTTGTAACGGTCTGCGTTTTTGGTGTTTTTTGCGGTGCCTCGCCTGTAGGAATGTTCCAGGTTAATGAAGCAGCCGCTAAAGCTTTTCCAAAGTGGCTGTAATGGTTTCGACGGTTTCCATCATCATTCCGGCAGCAGCCATGAGTTTGGCCTCATCGTCTTTTACATCGTCACCACCTAAAAAGCAGGTGTTAAACAAAAAGATATTGTAAGTAATAAATTTGCCTGCCTGCAAGTTGGGCTGTGCCGCCTCAATCTCTTTAATTTTGGGAGATCGTACAAAGCATACTTCGCCCGTTTCTAATGGTATTTTATATACTCTGCCATGCTGTGCTTTCCATGCCGCGATAACTTCGGGCGTTACCTGGTCTACTGTTGGTGGTGTAGGTTTTGTTGCCTGCATTGTTAAACGTTTTTAAGTATGTCAATAGCAATCCATGACAATTCCATTTCCTGAAATTTATCGCCCTGCTTCATTTCTTCATTTTCCTCAGTAAACTGTAAGCTTACAATGCGGTTAGTCCTGTTGGCATTACCTGTAGATGGATTACCATAACCCACAAGCGCATCCATCACAAGCCCTAAAATGGAGCCGTTACCGGCATCACAAAGCACATCGTAATCTTTTTTTAGCATGGTAAAAGAACCCTCATAGCTAAAGTTGCCTGTGCCTATGTATAGAGGCTTTCGCCCTTTACCGTATACAGGTTCTTTCTCAGCCTTAGCAGCGTGTTTTACACCACGTACACTAAGAACATCGTGCCCACCGGCAATAAGCGTTATATCGCCCCATTCATAATCTCTGCTATCAAATCCAGCCATTTATTAATTTGTTATTGGGACAAAGCCCAGTGGTACGTCTATATATCTAAAATACCCTCGTGGCTTAATCTGTAGTTTAGACAGCTTAAGGCGTGAACTTGATGTAACATTATTGGTAAGGTCTACCACACAAATTACACCCAGGTCTTTAGGGTCGTTTGCATCTATCGAAAGTTCGCCGGTCATGTTATTGCCAATGGCACTAATAACTGCGGTTTCTATAGTTTTTGCCACCATTACATCAATGGTGCCGTTGGGGTTTACGGTGCTGTCGTCAAGTAAAAACTCAATCAGGGCATCATAAGCAAGCCTGTACGCTTTATCAATTGTCCTGCGATGGGTGCCGTAATGATAATCGTCATCTATAGGAGTGGTCAAAGGATCGTCTGTAAAAAAGTAACCGCTACGGCCTGTATGGTTTCTAAAGCTCACGTAGCCTTTATCGTGCAGCGCGGCTATATCATACAATTCTGCCGGTGTATCAAGGATATAGGCAGTAAGTGTATTTGCAGCACCATCGCGCACCCTTGCAGGGTTTGCGTTAACAGGGCTCTTAGCCTTCCTGCCTGCTAACAGGCCTGTTGCTGCGCCTTTACTTGCAGGTACGCCTGTGCGCTTTTGAGTATCGCCAAGCATAATCTGGCATCGGTCATAATCAAGCGTTAAAAGGTCTTTAACTGCTGTTTTAATACCGTCAAAAGCGTAGCCCTCAAACAAGGTGTAAAAAGGGGCATACCTGTTTTTAGTGTAGTTTTCGGCAAGTGTTTGCGCTAAAGGTAGTGCCGCCCATACATCGGCATCTATGCCCGTTGTAATTACAGGCGCGTAGGTTCCTGTTGGCGAAAATGCTGTAAACAACATGGTAAGCTTGCCGTTAGCAGCATCAAGAAGTTTCTCTGCAGGTGTTTTACCTGTACCAACATCTACAGTAAACCAGTCGCTTACTTTCGTGGTTTTTGCCAGTCCCATAAGCCAAAGCTCCGTACCGTCTCCCGCCTCAGCATAAAACTCTTTTAGGGTTTTATACAGCACGTAATTATCTACACTGGGTGTAATGCCCAATGCCGCTACCTGACTCATGCCGCGCACCATATAAGGGGTGTTTAGCAAAAAGGTGGTAGACACAGCCGCCGCGCTTGCCAGTAACCCAAACACCCCATCGGGTGTATCAAGGTACTGGCCTAACTGGCCGTTCTGAAAGTTTATACTAATGTTTGGTAAAGACATTACTCAGCAGGTTTAGTAAGTTCAGCAGTCTTTTTGTCAAGGGCTGCAATTACACCTTTGCGGGTATCGGCTTTAAAGGCCTCTAAATCTTCAAGTGTTGTTGCTGCTTCAATTTGTGCAACAACTTCCTCAAACTTTTGCTTTGCAGGTGCAGCTTCTTTTTGCTCAGCCCTTTCTACAGGTTTAACCATAGTATCTTTAAGCCCTTTTGCATGGTTCTTGGCATCTTGTAATTTGTAAAATGCTTCGCCATCGCTGGTCTCAAAATAAAGGTCAAGGCTTGGGTTTTCTTTAAAAATGTCGGCGGCAACAACTGCCAGTATTAAAATATTTTTCAAAATCTCTTATTTTTTAAGTTTGTACTCAATTATCCAACCACCAAAAACCAATAGCATTATTAATAGTATGAAGCCCATACCTATTAGTGTTTTTTGCCACCATTTTAAAGGCTTATCAACCAATACAGGGATTTGCTTTTCGGTGTTAGTGGTAACCTGTTTGCTTTTCCAAAAGGCATACAGCTTTAGGCTGTCAGAACGGCAATCGCATCCAATGGTATCATTTTTAAGCGTTAGCGTTGGTGCTCTTAATTTCCTGCCTGGTGTCGCGTTTATGATCTGTTTAAGTACGGGCTTACCATTTTGGCACTCAATGAGCGCCTTTACCGCGCTGCTGTCCGGTACATCTATAAAAGTGGTGTCGTGCAGCGTTTCTTTTACCGTAATGACCGTGCTTTCTTTTTCGGGAGGTAAAGCGGTTCTACACCCCGAAAGCAGTAAAGGCGCGGCCATTATGAATAACATGGCTAAGAAAAAGCCCCAACATTTTAGTTCTAATTTTTTCATAGATTAAATTCTTAAGAAGCCTTTGCAGGCAGATATTTTGCGGGTTCGCCTGCATACTGCATAGCCCTCACGGCTGCCATCTGCATTTGTATTACCCTCTATAGTTTGAATAATCCCACCTGGTAAAACCTTTTCAACAAATCCGGTATGGCCTGCACCGTTACCAAAATCCATTATAAAGATGTCGCCGGGTTCGGGTGTAGTTTTGCGTAATTCGGGCTTATCGTTCCATTGTTTAAGTACGCCCCCTGTCCTTTTTAGCGGGTTGCTCAATTTTGCCTGAGCAACACACCAGTAAACAAAAGCCATACACCAACTGTAACCGCCGCCCAGCCCAACGGATTTTAAATATATTTCGACTTCGGGGCCTCTGTTGCTCCCTTTTGGAATTTCTATTACGCCTATTTGGCTGTTGGCTATTTTTAAGGCTGCGGATGCAGTAGGTGTCATGCTTTTATTTTAATTGTTTGTATCGTTTTAATTCGTCTGTAAGGCGTTCTATTTCCTCAATAAGCAGCTTGATTTTTATATCCTGCTTATCTATGGTGCTAATTGCTGTATCAAGCCTGCGCGAAGCATCATCTAACAGGTTTTGGTAAAATGTTGCTGCGGTTTTGGCTGCATCAAGTTCAGCGAGCTTAGCCTCAGCGTTCGTTTTACGCCTTGATAGGAACCAGGTAACAGCAGCAGTAACCACTGCTGTTATAAGGCTCATTAATGCTTCGTTCATGCTTGAAAGTGGGTTAGATTATAGCACCGTAATACTTAAGCTCTACGGGTGTAGCGATAAAGTAATGCCTTAATGAAAAGATGTTTGTCTGCGTTGTTGGATTTGCAGAAGCAGGCGAAAAATATATTTTTGTCGTACCTGTTTTCTTACCTACGTTGTTAACACAAAATGCAACTGATGCCATTTTATCGCCTGCACCTGCAACCGCACCATAAGCCTTTTTAACACCGGCAGATGTGTACATCGGCATTCCCAAATAGGCATAACACTCAAAACCCGCAATGGTTTGGCTCAGTTTACCTGTGTTATGGTCTACAAAAAGGTTGGCAAAACGTTCCTTATTTTTAAGGAACCAGTTAACGTGATCAGGTTGAAATACTATACGCCTGCCCTCGATTGGGAAATCAGCTTTTGTCATTAATGTGGCTAAATCAGCCATAGCATTGAAAACATCGCCGTCAGCAGCAACTGCCAAGACAGGTGTATTTACGCTGTTCTGTAGCGGTGCAAGTGCATGGATTGCTTTTTTGTTTTTAGATGTGGCAGTTTCTCTACGATGCCCATTTGTAGTGCTGTCTATCTTATCATAACTCGCGCCCATAGCAGCATCATCGCTAATGGATGTTGGCCTTGTTTGGTACTTATCAAGGGTAATGGTAGCACTACCATCTTCATGCACCTGTATATCTAATGGGTACGTATTGTTGTTAATCAAAACTTCAGGCCTCAATGTTTCTATTGAAACGTGTATGATATTCTTTTCGGTGGCGGTACCCTGTCCTAAAGTCATTACCTCGCCGTCAAGCTCAGGGATGCCGTCAAGCCAAGGGGCTATATCCTGCGTGGTTAATATTTGGCGAACTCTTGATTCCCAAACTTCTGGAAAATTTGCTGGCATTTACTATGCGGTGTTAGTTAGAAAATAGTTTGTTGTAATCGTCCGGCCTTTCGCTCTTAAAGGCAAGCTGCGCCTTTTGATCAAGTGCCACGAAATCATCGATACATTTAACATCGGTGGTGTTCGGGGTTCTTGTGCCGCCTGGTGCTGTACGACCACTTAAGTTTGCTTTAGCCGGGATAGTGTCAAGTACAGTTTTAGCAGTTTCAAAATCCATCGCTAAAAATGCTTCCTGTTTGTCAGCAGGGATTTTACCATCTGTAACCGCATCTGTAACCAAAGTGGTGTGAGCTGCAAGGCTGATGTTTTTAGCTTCTGCTTTTAGCTTTTGATTTTCGGTTGCAAGCTCAATAGCTTTTTGTTCAGCAGCATCAACACGAGCCGAAAGGCTTACAATGTGCGTTTCTATTTCTGCCTTTTCCATGCCATCAGTCGGGGCATCTTTAAGGCCAAGCGCAATAAGGCAGCGCAAACCCAATGAAATTTTTGTACTCATTCTTGTTTCTAAATTTAAATTCGGTTCTGTGGGTATTAGCGATAAACACAGTTGTTTAACATCGGCTTCGGTAAGTGGTACGCCCTCTTTGCCTTGTAGATAAAGCTGTAAAGCATTTGGGTTAGATGGGATAGGTGTAATAGTGCCTTCTACAAGTTCACATTCTAAGAGCCATACATCGCCGTTGATAACCTTTAGGTTTTCCTGACTGAAAAGAAGCCCGACCGATGCACCTTTTATATAACCCCTGTCAACTTTACCCGCTACTTTGGCGGCATCCTCATCGTCTAAATCAAATTCGGGTTCGCCTGTAAGTTGTGTACCCTCAATTTTAAGGTTAAGCCAACGGCCTAAAACAGCCATCGTATTATTATTGTGATTGGAAAGCATTACAGGGTTCTTATCAAACCGATCTCTTTTTATGCCTTTGGTGGCAACATAAAAACCAAATGAGTTTTTTACCGTCTCATCGCTTAATACAAATCGTTTTACATCTTTTTTCGCCATTTAATTTCTGTGCTGTTATCGCTGATTGTGATGGCAAAGATTAGGCGGCAATGTGTATTAAAAAATTAGTTGTAAAGCTTCTTAACACCTGTGTTTAATAGCTTTACAATGTTGTAAAGCTGGTTTACAACTCTTTTTTTAGATGGGGTTACTAATCCAATTTTGCCAATAAATAGATGTGTATGGCAAGATTAAAACAGGTAGAAAAGGATTACGCAAAAGTGCTTTTTGTGAATGATAACCTTTCGCAAAAAGAAATTGCGGAACGAATTAACGTAACCGAAAAAACGATTGGCAAATGGGTTAAGGACGGCAAATGGGATGAGCTTAAAGTCTCTATGCTTACTACTAAAGACAATCAGTTAAAGTCTTTGTATGCACAGCTTGAACGCAAAAATATTGAGATAGCCACACGCCCTATAGTAAGGGATATCCCTGCCTTTATGCTTAAACCTGTTAAGCTAAAGGATGCTGAGGGTGCAGAATCTTTGGAGTTCATAAAGTACGACCCTGAGGATTACCCTATAAAAATTGGCAATGTTCCAACATCTGCCGATGCCGATGCCATTTCTAAAATTACAACGGCCATAAAAAGGCTTGAAAGCGAAACGTCTATAGGAGACACTATAGAGGTTGCCAAAAAGCTTATCCAGTTTATACAGCCTATAGATTTTGCCTTTGCAAAGCAGCTTACAACTTATTGCGATAGCTACATAACCTCTTTAATGAAGTAATGGCTAAAAAGACAGATAAGGCACAATTACATAACTGGACGGCATTTGTAGATAACACACGCCGCGCCACCCCTGTAGACCTTAACGAAACGCCTACAGATAAGGCAAAGCGCATAAAAAGGTTAGAGGCAAACGATGAGGAATGGTTTAAATACTATTTCCCGAATTTTTACACGTCTGAGCCTGCGCCATTTCATAAGAAAGCCACCCAACGGGTTATGGCTAACCCTGAGTGGTTCGAGGTGCGCTCATGGTCGCGGGAGCTTGCAAAATCAGCCCGAACCATGATGGAGGTTATTAAGTTGACTGCCACCGGCAAAAAAAGGAACTGGCTTTTAGTAAGCAACACTTATGAAAATGCTTGCCGCTTGTTGCTGCCATACAAAATAATCTTTGAGAATAACACCAGGCTAATTAACGATTATGGCGACCAGGTTGGCTCTGTAAAGTGGGAGGCTGGCGAATTTATCACAAAGCCCGGTGCAGCGTTTCGTGCGCTTGGTGCGGGGCAATCGCCCAGGGGTAGCCGTAACGATAATTACAGGCCTGACGGCATACTGATAGATGATATTGATACCGATGAGGAATGCAGGAACCCTGACAGGGTAACTTTTAAAGTGGACTGGATAGAACAGGCACTAATACCTACACGGTCTATATCGGTACCGCTATTAATAATAGTGTGTGGTAACATCATTGCCAAATATTGCTGTGTTACCGAACTGGCAAAAAAAGCCGATGTACACGACATTGTAAACATCAGGGATAAAAACGGTAAATCTACATGGCCCACAAAGAACACTGAGGAAATGATCGATCGTGCGCTTAAGCCCATAAAGCTAAGTTCACAGCAAAAGGAATATTATAATAACCCGATCATAATAGGCAAGCTCTTTAAATCGGTGGCATGGGGCAAATGCCCTAAGCTAACAAGCTGCGAGCAATGGCTTACCTATAGCGACCCTGCAACCTCAGATAAAAAGACAAAAGACTCATCTACTAAAGGTACTGGCATAATCGGTTACAAAGCCGGTAAATACTACCTCTATAAAATATGGTTAGGCAGTATGACACAAAGCGAGTTCGTGAAAACCATCTATGATGCCAAAGCATACGCCATAAAAAACGGTGCTGATACCTGCCAAACATGGTTGGAAAACAACAGCCTGCAAGACCCTTTCTATCAACAGGTACTTAAAAAGCTTATAGCTGCTATTGGCGTGGTTAGGAAATTAAGATTGGCTATATCGCTTGATGCCCGTAAAAAAGGCGATAAGTACGACCGTCTCGAAGCCACTTTAGAACCATTATGGAGGCAGGGCGATTTAATTTTTAATGAAGACGAAAAGGACAATCCGCACATGCAGCTTATGGAGGAGCAATTTCTTGGGGTATCTCCTAACTCAAAATTTATGGACGGCCCCGATTTATTAGAGGGTGGCACATGGATTATACAAAACAGGGTGGCAAAAAGTGAAAATACCTACAGCTACGGCAAAAGGCAAAACTATAAATATTGATATGAAAAAAAGATTCTTTAAATGCATAGCAATGGTGCATTTCCAAATTGGTGTAAACGTAATTGGCTTGCCTGAAATCTACAGTCAAAGCCTTGCACAATACTATATAGGCAATAAACACAATAATAAACCCGTGTGGTTTAGAAAAAATATTATGCCATGTTCTTAACACCTGAAGATTTTGGACAGGTTATTTACCGTTACCAGGTAGACCAAATAACAGAGGGTGACGAGGCTTTAGTATTAGAGGCATTGGCAGCAGGCGAGGAAGAGGCGCGCTCTTATTTAGAGCAAAATACCAACCGTCATGATAGCATGGATGGCAGGCTAATTTACGACGTTGAAGCCATTTTTAACGCTTCGGGCGAAGCGAGAAATCCACTTTTAAAAACGCATTGCCTCACATTGGCAAAATGGCACTTGGTACAGCTTTGTAATGCCGATATTATTTTAGAAACAGCTACAGAGCGTTACGACCGTGCAATAGCATGGCTTACAAAAGTATCTAACGGTACAATTACAGTAAAATCGTTGCCAACCCTTACACCAACTACAGAGCAAAATAACAGCCGTAAGCCTTTTAGCTATGGCAGCCGTAAAAAGTTCAGACATGAGTAAGTTTAAAAAATACAGAAAAGACGGTATTAACCTTGCCGCACAACAAACCACTAAGACCGCGCCACCACGCGGTAATTTTAGCGTTGCACCAAAGAGCATCAGCCGTACCAGGCAGGATATAAAAGCTTACGTACAATCGTTGAATATTGCCCGTAACGCTGAGGCTCCAAGATGGTGGCCTTTTCAGCTTTTGCTTAATGATGTATATATGGATGCGCATTTGCGAAGCCAAATACAAAACCGTATCAATAAAAGCATTGCTGCCAGTTTCATTTTTACCGATATGGCAGGTAATGAATTGGAGGAACTTACCAACCTGCATCAAAATGCTACATGGGTTAGTAACCTTAACCGTTTTATCCTGCAATCCATTTACTGGAAACATAGTCTTGTAGAATTTAAGTGGGAAGATGGCCTGTTTAAATGCGGGCTGATACCCCGCACCAATGTCGAGCCTGTTAATGGTTTATTCTTTAAAGATTACCACGATGATCTAAGCAACTTTAACTACAGGGATATGCCCGAATATGGCTCGTGGATAATGGAGTTTGGCGACCCTGACGATTTAGGATTGCTTAATAACTGTGTGCCTCATGTGCTTATGAAACGCTTTGCCCAAAGCTGTTGGAGCGAGCTTTGCGAGATTTACGGCATACCACCGCGTGTAATGAAAACCAATACACAAGACCCTGCAATGCTAAGGCAGGCCGAAAGGATGATGACCGACATGGGGGCGGCAGCATGGTTCATTATTGACAGCTCAGAAGAGTTTGAATTTGCGCAGGGTGTATCTACCAATGGGGAGGTATATAAGAACCTGATACAGCTTTGTAACAATGAAATGAGCATGGTTATACAAGGCGGTGTTATCGGGCAGGACACAGCTAACGGCAACCGGTCTAAAGAGGAAGTTTCGCAGGGCTTGCTTGACGATTTGGTTAACAGCGACCTTGCATTGCTTGAGCAATATTGGAATACCACCGTTATACCGGGCTTGCAAAAATTGGGCATCCTGCCTAAAAATATCGTTTACGGCTATCCCAAAGCTGAGGACTTGGATAAACTTTGGTCTATGACAAAGGAGGCTTTACAGCATTACGATATTGCGGCTGATTGGGTAAGCGATACTTTTGGCATCCCTGTAGAACCTAAAAAACAGGTACAACAGCAAAACAAACCGTTATCCCTTAACCTTAACCCTGATTTTTTCGTTTAAGCCCCAAAGCCTGGAACGGGTATTTTGGGGCATTGCATGGCCGCTTATCATTTCTGTACGATTGCAATTGTGAAGATTGTAAAGCAAAGCCGCTGCAACTTGTAACCCTGTCTACAGGTAAGCCTTTTAAACAGCTTTTAAACACTGTTGAAAAGGCATTTAATAAGATGCATGAGTTAGGCAGCTATAAGCCTGAGGACATAAATAAGGTAAAGGAATATAAGGCACTTGTAAGCCATACTGCCAAGATTTTCAATAATGCAGTACAGGATAATGATATCCCGGCTGCAATGCTTAACAGCCTTAAGAACGATATTTATTTGTTTTCGGGGTTACGCACACATGCAGAACTTTTTGAGGCTTCAAGGCAGCTATTAACGGAAGATGGACAGGTAAAAGGCTTTAACCAGTTTAGCCGGGACATTGCCAAAATTAAAGATAATTATAACCAAACCTATTTAGAGGCCGAATATAATTTTGCGCTTACATCGGCACAAATGGCAGGGCAATGGGCTGCGTTAAACCCTGACTATAATTTGCAGTACCGTACGGCAGCAGATGAGCGCGTGCGCGATACACATGCCGCCCTGCATGATATTACACTACCTATAGACGACCCGTTTTGGTTATCCTATTACCCGCCTAACGGTTGGGGTTGCAGGTGCGATGCGGTACAGGTTCCTAACGGCAAGTATGAGGAAACAAACCCCGAGATTGCTATTACACGTGGCGAAGCTGCCACCAGTCAGATAGGTAAGGACGGTAAGAACCGCTTAGAGATATTCCGTTTTAATCCGGGTGTGCAAAAGGTAATTTTCCCGCCAAACCATCCATATAATAAAGTGAGCGGTGCCGATGTGGTTAAGGCAGAAGTAGCAGACACTTCGCATTTAGATGATCGGGTATTCAGGTATACGGGGTATGATGCCATTATGGTAAAAGAAAGGCCTTTTTACAGTAATGCTATGGACATAGCACCAAACCTGAGACCTGCGGAAGTATTAGGTATAAACAGGTATACAGGCAGTTATTACAATGAAATGAATAAGTATTTACGAGCCGGCAGGATACCTCCTAAAAATAACCTTGATGCACTTATAGGGGTAACTGATAGCGGACTTGATAAACTACCATCCTTTAAAGGTACCTCATATAGAGGTGCCAGGCTTGCTAAAGATATCCAAGATGCTTACGAGAATGCTTTTAAAACAGGTAAACCATATTTAGAACCTGCATACATGTCAACGTCTAACGATTTTACAAGAAAGTTTGATGGTAACACGGTCTTTAAAATTGTCGGCAAAAATGGCAAGTCGGTTAAAGCTCTTTCAGAATTTCCAACTGAGGAAGAAGTACTATATAAACAAGGTTCTCAGTTCAAGGTAAAAAGTTTTATCAGAAATGACAAAGGGGTAGAAATTGAATTGGAGGAACTTTAAGAGTTCATTTTAGCAGCAAGATGGCTGTCTGCTTTTTCAAGCTCAGCAACTTGCTCAGGTGGCAATTCTTTACGGCGCATAAGTTCATAATCCCTTTCCCAATCAAGGAAAAGGCGAAGTTCGCCGGGCTTAGGATTGCCCTCGTTATCCTGATAAGGATTGTTTGGGTGTGCTGTCATAAATACAAAGGTATAAAAAATATGGATATCAATGGCTTAGTAAATAAAATAACAAATGATGTTGCTGTAGAACTCAATGAGGAATACAAAAGAAACTTTGAAAGAAAAGCATTTTTTGACCAGGCATGGCCGGTATCAAAGTTTAAGAATGCTAAAGGCAGTGCCATGATGCGAACCGGTGCTTTGCGCCGATCTATTAAGTATAATGTAGTTACAGGCATGATAACCTGGAGTAGTTCCCTGCCATACGCCAAAATAAATAATGAGGGTGGCGAAATTACGGTAACGGTACAAATGCAAAAGTTCTTTTGGGCAATGTACTATAAAGCAGCCGGAGCTATTACAACCAAAAAAGATGGTTCAGCCTCCAAAAGTAAAAAGAACGAACGGTTAACCGGCGAGGCCGGACAATGGAAAGCTTTAGCACTTAAAAAAGTAGGTTCTAAAATTAAGATCACTAAACGCCAGTTCATAGGCAACCATCCACAGGTAACAGTAATTGTAAAAAAACATGCGGATAACCACCTGCACATAATAGACAGTTATATTAAAAACCATTTAAGACGATGATAGAAATTTTCAAAAATATTCAGGATAAAATTGCAGCAATTACTGTAGATAGCGAAACTACAAGACCATTGCTTAACTATGTGGATGAAGATTGGGGGCAGCTTGACGATTATGGCGTAAACTGCCCCGTTAAATGGCCTTGCTGCCTTATAGATGAGCAAAGCGAAAGTTACAGCGACATAGGCATGCAGCGCGGGTTAAGTCCCATTAACAGGCAACAGGGTACGCTAACCATTGTGCTTACTATTGCTAATGTAAAGCTTACCAACACAAGTGCGAAAGCACCTTTACAACAAAAGCAACAGGCATGGCACATAAAAATGATAAAGGAGCGCATACATGCCGAAATACATGGATGGGCACCGGTAGAGGGTCAGGGTAAACTTATGCGGGTGTCAGGGAGCAAAGTCGGGCGTGATGATGGTGTGCAGCAACACAAAGTGTTTTACAGTATGGGTTTAAACAATGTTTAAACAGCCATTTTAAGCTGCCTGGAGCTTTCTAACTCTTTAAGCTGCTTATCTACCTGAGTACTTAAAATATTGTAAAGGGTAACACGCGAAATTGGGTACACAGGATAAATATATTTCCTGAGTACCTGGCACGTTGATATATCTTCGGTCTTGTGTTTTAAGTACAATTCCTGAATAAGCTTATAACGTCGTAATGTGTTGAGATTTACAGTAGGTGACATAATGGCACAAATATATATAATATTTGGCGGATTATAAGAAAATTTTAGTAGGTTGTGTTAAAGTAGCCTTAAAATTTTCTGATACAAAAAAGCCTCTTAAACTGAGAGGCTTTTGTTATGATTGATTTTTTAATACCCACGAACCGCCTTGCTTTTGAATATAATAGTTAATCGCATTAGGAATGTCCTTAACGTGTTGGCTCTTATAATCCGTTAGTGTCTTTTCAGTATCGGCTGACGGGTTAAAATATTGTTTCCAATAAGGAAACAGGTTTAAATACATAGTCTGTACTGTACTAAGTCTGTACTTCTTAACACCTGTCTTTTCAAGGTCGGAATTTTCGCCTTCATTATAATATACAAAATCAATTGTAGTAAATATATTAGGCTGGCCCTCGTTATAAGTACGACCCGAAATTTCTTTATCTGAAAGTTGTGCGGGAGCAAATACATAACGTAAATTCTTTTGTGTAGGAGAATCTATAGTTTTATAAATCCGGAGTTCTACTTTGCTATATGATGCAATCTCATTAGCCACATTTAGAGCATCTGCCTCAGATGGCAAAGCTTTCAACTTTTGTAAATAACCAATGTCTTGTGCCTGGGCAAACATTCCAATTAGTAACGCGGTAAGTAATATTAATTTTTTCATTGTTATATCTTTGGAGCTCCTATTTTACCAAACGTGCCTTTTAAAGCTTCTGCAAACATAATACTTTCAGTAATAGCTTTTCTATCACTTTTACTTAATACTACATCGTGGGAGCTTTGACGGCCGTTAAAGCGGATTTTAACGGGTCCCTTGCCGTCATAGTAAGATATTGCCTGTGCAATATCGGGGGTATTCTCAGTATATTGTACAACTTCCCAAACTTGGCCGCCGTCATTATCTTTAATATTGTTTTTGCTGTAGGTAGGTATGGTTTCAGACGTAAAAACTTCATCGCCTAATTTAACTTGTACATTGGTATGAAAAACCCAATCTTCGCCATAATAGTTACTTTGTGTGTAGTAGCTGCCATCCTCACGTATGTATACAGCTAATGTACACCTATTAGGCCAGTACTTTGTACCAAACGCTTTATGATTAATCCAAACTGATTTATCAAATTCATCTTTCTTTATATGAAACTTACTCTTAAGAGAATCAATGATCTTTACATCGTGGGCAAATGACGCTTTTTCATTTTTTGCAAATTCTTCTTTGCTTATTTCCGCAGTTGCTTCTTTATCAGTAGGAATTGTGCTCTCAATATTTCCTTCTTTGCAGGCCACTAAGGATAGAGCTGCTAACAGTATTAATATATTTTTCATATTATTTAAACACTTCACCTGGAGTTTGTATTTTTTTAAATTCATCATTATAAGGTACAAAAACGGCAGCTCTACCTGTCTGAGCAACGGTAGAATATAACCAGCCTCCTGGTACTCGTGTTACTTTGTACTCTACATTACTCTGAGTTCCCAGTTTGCTAACGATTTTGGTACTCTCGTGAAGTCCCAAATCGTAAATAGTTTTATCAGCCATATTTGTTAGTTTAAATTAAAATGTGAAATTAACATATTTACGAATTATAGTAAATACCCATCAATAGGTATTTTTAACTTTTGTTACACATAGAAAATAATCATACATTTAAAAGACTTTTTTACATTTGCTGCTGTTATGGAGTTACATTCAGTAAATAACGAATATGTAAGATTAGGCGAACTTGATAAGGTGGTGTCCGAATGCCGTGTAATTGCTAATAAGCTTAGCCTCATAATTTCATGGCGCATTAAAAAGCGTACCGCTACAGTATTTTTAAAGTATAATGGGCATATAGTGTGGCAAAATAATTTTACTAACGATATGCCGCACATGGTGCTTTGCAACATGTATGCGGGTGTGCAGCAAGAACTTTATAAACGCACAATGGAAAACAATGAATCTATAGCCCGGATGCGGCGGGCAGAATTAGAACGCCTTGAAGAAAAGAGGGTAATGAACTTACCCAGTTGGCAGGAACGTAGAAACTCTAAATAAATAATTATATTCGCGGTGTGAATTATTAATTGTTTTTTTTACTTCACAACGTGTAAATTTAAATTGTTGATATTTTTATCTTTACAGATTAAGCCACTCTAACGAGTGGCTTTTTTTATAATTTTGTACAAAATTTCTTTTACTATGTTTTTCAAATAATGAAATAATATGACTATAGATACAAAAATTACTATTTGGCGCGCGATTTTGTGGGGAGTTTCTCCAATAATATCAGTTCTTATTATTTGGCTTGCAAATCACAACATTGCTGAGTTGCAAAGTTTAAAGTCTAAACAAAGTGCGAATGAGTCAGAACAACGAATTATACAAGGCGTAACAGAATTTGGCTTAGATAAGACTAAAGATGGGCTTCCTGGATTAAGTGTATCATTATTCATAGACGTAACAAATTTAGATTTAAATAGCCGTAAGTTCTTATTGGATTTAGGTAACGATAATAAAAATTCACTCTCTCTATATTTAGATGCACGTAATAATCTTGTATATAGATTAATTGATAATTACGGAGAAACATATTCCCTAAACATTAAACCTGGACTACAGACCTTTCGTAGCAATCAAGTTAATAACGTTCTTATCGAATATGGGCATTCTGCATCATATTCAATAATGAGAATTTTTATAAATAATGTAGAAGCTGCGAGACAAGAATTTAAATTTGATTTGCAGTTTAACGGCACATCGGAATTAATATTAGGAACCGCAAAAACTGGGGAAGTTAGTGGCAGTTATAGGGTTCACTCGTTAGTGGTTTTGGAGGGAGTTTTTAATAATGAAAAGAGGGAGAGCTTTTACAATGCAGTAGTTAAATTAAACGAAAATCTAGATCGATTAAAGTATTAAAATAAAACAGGCGAGCAAATATGCTCGCCTGTTTTATGCTATTTCCTCAACTATAGCACGCCAGTTATTAGGCAGTGCGTTATTTTCTTTCCATACAGCCAAGCCAATGGCACGGGCTGTAATTACTGCATCTTCTATTTGCAGGCGGTTGTTACGCCTTATTGCCAAATCCTTTTGGAACTGGTTAAGCTTTTTATAAGCTTTGCTATTTTTTATTTGCTCTAACATAGTTTTAAGTATAGTTTAATTAAGAGTTCGCCCAGAAAACAGCCTGCTGTAAAAGAGCCGATTATTTGAAAAGTCAGGTTTATTATTGCGAACGTTAGCCAAGTGGAAAGGCGTGCGCCATTGCCATGCACTACCTGGTACACCTCAGGTAAAAACCAATAGATTATTTTCTCGGCTAAATACAGCCTGATCTCTTTTATAAGTGCTTTCATTACGTTACAGGGTTTAATAGTCCGTAAAATGAGTTGTTACCGCATTTGGGGCAAACATGCTCTGTAATGCCATAGCCGTTATACTTTTCGGCTTTTTGGTCGGTAGTACCCTGCCATTTGCAGGTGCGCTTACTGCATTCGTAAGCTGCGGCGGCTTCGCCATTTTTGGCATATTTCTGTTTTGGCATGATTATCTATGAATTATTTAAAATTTAAAATTGTATTATTATGACCCCGTATGAAGAAAAAGTACTCGAATTATTGTCTGGTATAAATGACAAACTTCTATCAATTAGTGTCCAGTTTAAAGATTTAGACAAAAAGACAGATAGTCTACAAGCTAAAATTGAGGACATAAGCAACAACACGAATGTAGTTGCAACTCACTATGAAGAGCAAAAGGGCTAAGCAGTCCTTTGCCTTTGCTTGTAAGCTTTAATTTTAGGTATGTTAGGTTCTATAATAAGGCGCGCCCATTCTACCGGTACGGCATTGCCTATCATTTTTATGGCCGCTTTATTAGAGAGCTGCAAGCCTGGTGCATTAAAGTAGTTTTTAGGGAACGTCATGCAGCTGCCGAGCTCGTCGCGGTCTAAGAACCGGGCTTTAATATCAAAGGCATCTAAGGCTTTAAACAGCACCGTTACAAGCGCGGCCTTATTGGTAGTCATTACCGAGTTTAAAACCGTGTCAAGCGACTGCGTTTGGCTTTCGGGGTTATCGCTGCTATTAAAGTAGTGTGCTATAAACTGGGCTTTCTCAATTCTTATTTTTTGGTGGCAATCGTTAGTGCGAACCGTATTTAAAGGGTCTTCTATACTTTGGCTTTGCAGGGTGCCGTAATACTGGCAAATAAATTCCAGTTCGGCAAAGGTTACAAGTTGCTTGGTTTGGCGGGTTAGCTGCGGGTTTAATGGTTCATCGGGTGCATTAAAATTGTCGGTGTGGCAATGATCCATTATGAACTGCAGTTTTTCCATGCTTATAAGTTGGTGCATGTTTGCAGTAACAACTGTGTTTAAAGGCTGGTCTATTCCCTGAGATCGCAGCTTTGACATTAAGCCGCCGTAATAGTTACAAATGAACTGGGTAAAATCGGGATGCTGTTTTTTAGCACCGCCGCCAATACGCCTTAATGAATTTTTAGAAAGTGGCTTACGCAGGTGTTTAGGCAATGCCTCGTTAAACTCCCTGCCAAAAATACTTACACCCTCATTAGTCAGGTCGATGTGGTTCCGGCACGCCTGCCACTTCAATTTTCCGTTACCGCCCGTTTTGGAGTGGGTATGTTCAGGAAAAGTCATATCTATGCCATCACGGTAAAAGAATGCAAAATAGCGCACCCTGCGCGTTGGCAGGCCATCATCGGCAGCATTACGTATGCTCTCGACGTAATTATAGCCTAAATCCATTATGGCTTTTTTCCAACGCTCAAACTCTTTGCCGGTTTCAGTTGGTATAGGGTTGCCGTTTTCGCAAATGGGTGCCCATTTTTTAAACTCCGGTACATTCTCTATACCTATAACTGCGGGTTGTATATGTACAATATACCTTACAAGCTCCCAACCCATAGTATAAGAACCTATGGCCTTATCGCCGCCGCCTTTTGCCTTGCTATGCTGCGTACACTCTATAGATGCCCAAACAAGGTCTACAGGGTCAAGCTCGCGCTCATCCTGTACATAAACATCGGCTAAATAATGCTTAACATCAGGGTGATGGAACAAGTTTGTTTTAATAGCTGTTGTGTCGTGGTTTAAAACATACGATACCGTAACATTAGGCATTGTATATAAAGCCTCGGTTACGCCACCACCACCGGCAAAGAAGTCGGCGGCGGTAACATCATCATCCTGCGGAATATTTATAATGGCCTTTGGGTTGTAATTTAGCGCATGCACTAAATTGTATTGATTGTTTGATAATTTGCTCATTGTTACTTAATTTGTTTGGATTTTGCTAAGTCGATTAGGGTAGTGTTATAAACTTTGCCCTTTACGCTGTCTGGGCGTTCGTCTTCGTATCGACGTTTAGAAATGTAGGTGGCAAGGTTAAGCTGCTGTACATTGGGGTTGCGTTTAAGCCATTGCAGGTACTTTGGCACATCTATAAAGCATAGTAATATTTCAGGCTCTTTAAGCTTATTAAAAGCCTTAGTGGCATCCTGTTTAGAGAGCTTATAATTATACAGTTCCCAAAGTGCGTCAAAGGTTAGATCGGGCGGCGTAATGGAGATATCAAAGTTTTGCTGTAGTTTGATTTTCCATTCTTCAACGTCGGTTTGATAATAAGGAAACTGCTGTTTTAACCAGCCTATTTGCTTATCGCTGAGAATGCCATCAAACATTTTACATTCGGCTAAAACACCGTTTAAATGGTATTTAAATTGCCATACAAAACCATCTGCCTTACTCTTAATTGTGTAGGTGGTAAATTGTTCCATCAGGCATTAGCATTAAGGTTTATATAATTAAGAACAATGTTTATTGTCGTGGTGTAGTATTTTACATGCCGAACCTTTAAATAATCTTCGCCTTTAAAGCTTACTGTAGCTTCGACATATTTATCATTTATAAAATGACAGATAACCTGCCAATCTTTATTTATAATGATGTACTTATCGGTTCTTACTTTAACTAACCACCCCGGCTGTTTTTGGGCGGTTTGCTTTATACCGGACATTAGCATTTCCCAGTCTTTTATTAATTCGGGTTTAGGGTCTTTCATAATTTTGCATCTATGGTGGTAAATAGTTTGTTTGCCATTAAGCGGCGGTGCGGGTCTCTTTCCTTTGTAGTCCGGCCACATACGATAATGTTTATGGCGTAGGCCTCGTGGTATTGGAGCGATAGCTTGTATTTTTTCTTAGCATCAAAGAGATTTTGTTTACGGCTTAACGCCTTAAATTTATCCTCAACGGTTTCAGATACACCCGCTAAAATGCTTATTACTACTTTATTCTGTCGTTCGCTACGGGCAAAGGTGGCAACGTCTACATTTGCAGCATCAGAAAGCACATTGTTTAAATAGCCTATTTCGTCGGGAGTTAGTTTAAGGTCTATGTTCATTGTCGCTTGTTACTATCAACAGCAGTATCATTAAGATTACAAGTATGATACTACCTATGGTTAAAAATATTTTCATCTACATTCTGTTTTAGGGTCTTGGAGTTGCTTGCCACAATCGTAGCAGGTTAAAGCGGTAGTTTCGCAGGTGGCTTCAACGCTTATTTGGCGTAAATAAACATTGTTATGGGGGCAGGTTGCAGGCGGGTTAATATCGGAGGCAGGGAATATATTAGCGGTCATTTTTATTTCGGTAATAAATTTTGCAGATAAAACATCCAGTTGCAAAGCCTATAATGCAGGCGGCTACCATTCCGAATATTGAATATTGTATCATACTTTGGGAGGTTTAGAGTTCTTTTTAAGGCTCATGTTTTCGAGGGCGGCAATCACTTTGCTAAGCTCGTCTCCTGTCATTTTCATAAGGGGTTTACGCACCGGGCATTTACTGCTTAACATCCATTCGTTAAGCTTGTCGAGGTCGGCAATGCGGCCATATTTACCCGACCCTACAAACCAACCGTAAGTAATACACACAGAAAGCAGGTACTTATGGCGCGTATTCTTTTTGTCGAACTTGGCATAAAACAGGGGCTTGTGTGCCTTGCATTTATTTTGCACCAGTATTTTATTAGCCTGGTCAAAAGTGAGGTCTTTACAGCTTATCTTGGTAACGTCTTCGGTTGCCCATTGTACCCATTCTTCTTTTATATCACGATTAGGTGTGATGGAATGAATTATTTTAATTTGGTCGGCTGTCGCTTGCATGGTCTGTATCAATTATGTCAATTTTTCTTTGGAATTCTTCACAATCATCTTGACATTGCTGCCATTGGTGGTAATACTTACAGTCGCCCTCTTTGGCTTCTGTGCTGTCTATATACTCGCCGTCTTTTGCATATTTTAGAGATACAGAGCCCGGTCGATATTTTCGGGTTTGAGCGTCATAAACTCTTATCCATACTATTCTCATCTTCTAAGTTTTAAATTTTGCACCGTCTCAGGCCTCGAACCTGAGAGGATTGCCGTTACGGTTGTTAATAATCCTGGTCTTGTAAAAAACTTTCTACTGCTACGCCTACCATCAGGCCGCTGTTGTAATCAAATCCAAAGCTGTCTTTGTCAATTTTACCATTGTAGCCACGTGCGTTGAGCTCATCTACTACAAAATCAAACCATTCTTCGAAGCTTGAATTATCCTCTGTTAGTTGTAAGAAATCGTCCATACTATATTGCTAATTCAAGTTCTTTACTAATTACCACCTTAACCACTATGCCTGCACCTGAACGCTTAGCAGTGTAATCGCCAAGCTTGCCAAGCTCGTCGAATTGGGATTTTGTTATCTCGCCGTCAACATTGGTTTTGGCTAAAAAGTTTTCGCCTTGGTCGGTAACGGTTCCAATAAACTCATCGCTTACCTGCCCTTTAAAAATATTGGCTAAAAAGTCGTGAACATCTGTTTTTGAAATTTTCATAATACTTGTTTTTAATTTTGCGCCCTGAGCGGGGGTCGAACCCGCTTTTAAATTCCGCTAATTCAGGGCAACCACCTGCAACAAAAAGCCCCCTATGCAGGATTTCAACGTGTTTTACTTTTCCTCGTCTAATAAGAATGACAGGTCAAAGTCTGTAGGGAATGGCGCGGCAGAAAGTGAAAGGGGTAAGTTTACCTCTATGCCCACACCGTTTTTATATTTTGCCTGTATAAACCAGGTAGAGCGCGTAGGGTTATAAGCATCTTCTATAATCTTTACACCCTCAAGCAAATTAGGGTCGCTGTAATCGTTAGTCATTTGCCTAAGCTCCAAAATCCGTTTTGGGTCGAGGTCGCCCGTTTTGGTAGGGCGCAAAAGGCGCGTAATCTGATTGATTAGTTTAGCTGTTTGGGCATCGGTGGCAAGGGAGTTAATAAACTCTTTTACCTTTGCCACTCCTAAAAAGGCGGTGTCGTCATAACCGCGATTTACATTGTAGCCTATCGTAATACTATCGCCATTGTCTGCGGTAAAAGTGTGCGACATTTGGTCGCTCTTTATGCCGTATGCCTCAAACTTCAATTTTATAAGTGTCTTAAGGCTGCTGTATATTTCGGCTTTTATCTCAGCACCTATTTGAGAATAGGTTAAAAGCTTTTGAAAAAGCGTTGGCACCACCTCGTTAGACAGGCTTTTGTAAGCCACCTTGTTACCTTCCTTAAGGGCATTCCTGCGTTGTAATTCGGCTGCTAACTCTTTTTCGCTTAGTTTAGAAAGGTCAACAACTGGGGAAGTTGTTGGCGGGTTTGTTCCTACTATTTCTGCGGCTGTTACTGTAAATTCTGCTGTGTTCATGTTATGGGGTTTTAAGTAATTCTAAATGTTCAGGGTCGATGCCGTAAATTTGTATACCGCTATCGCTTTTAATGTTTAAATGGTTCTTAAGGGTAAAGTGCTTACCTATAATTGTTACTGTGGTGCCCGCTTCTACGGCTTCGCCACCAATGTTTTTATATTCAACAGTAAGCTTTGCCTTTTTGCCGTTGAAAAAATCGCGGGTATTACGTTGTACAAAAGCTGTTGTCATGGGGTCAATGTTTTTGCAATTGGAGGTTCTAACAGCAATAGTCTGTGTTCGTATGCACGCTTATCTTTTTGCACTTCGGCGTGATAAGGGTCATTTGGGTTCTTGGTTAACCAGTAATCAAGGTTCTCAATTTTGTCTTTAATTTGCTGTATGGTCATAAGGTGGGTTATCTATGGTTAGCTTCTTAGCGAAGTTTAGTAGCGATTTTGGGTACATTTTAAAAATATCAGCCATGATGATATCATAATGCTCACGCATTTGGCCTATAGAAATTGTTAGTACCTGCGGGTGCAACATTGCTAAAGCCTGATACTCTAATTCGTCATGTTGGTCGCTGTAGTAGTTGGTAAGTGCAGTATTAGCCATTACTTTCTGCAATTCGGCATGATAAAGCCTTTCTGCGGTTGGCGTGCAGGTGGCAGGGTCTACGATGTAGTCTTTAACCTGGTCTATGCACCAGTGCGTCCAGCGGTGCAGGTATTCGGCTGTATATTGGTCTTCGGTAATGTTTAGCAGTCGTTGTATTTGCTTAGCGTATTTCATAGTTGTAGTTTTTTGGATTACTTAATTTCGGCCCAGTATTTTGCAGCCGCTTCCGGCCATATTGTGTAAGGTTCTCCGCCACCCATTCGACTGGCAGGAAAAGCCCTATAACCTTCTACACGAATTTTAATATCCGCATCATACCTTATAAAGCTTGCAAGGGCACCCTTTGGCTCTTTGCCCTCAGCATGGCTTATGAAAATGAAAAGAACATTGGTAAATTCTTCTTTTAGAGCGATGTACTGCTTTTTAGTAAGCTCAGTATATTGGAGGCTATCTATAAAGACAAAGCGGGGGGCTTGTTTTTTGCTAAGCCTTTCCCGTAGGGCTTCTACAGGTTCGCGGTTAAGGACTATAAAGTTTTTTTTAACCTCATGCATCCGGCAAGCTTTCACGTTATTTTGAAAGGACTTTCGCGCACCCTCTTCGAGTGAGTTGTAAGCCACCCTGCCCATTTGGGCAAGGCATTTGGCTAACATCATACTAAAGCGGCTTTTACCATTAGCAGGGTTACCCCAAATAATCCATATACCGCTTGCCTCAGGTTCTCCCAGTGAAGCCGCCCACTCGTCGGGCAATTCTAATTCAATGAACTTTTTATTTAATATCTGGTCAACGGACAATGCCCTGTTAATCTCCATTTGGTTTTTGGTTTTTCAGGGCGTGAATTTTGCGTTTTACCCTGCGTAGGTCGCCGTCGCAATCTTCCCACACCTCTTTAATTAGTTTTCTATCTTCTACACCATTAGCGGCGCAAACATTAACAACATCGGTATAATTCAAATCGGGCAGCTCTATAAACTTTCGGCCTATGCGGCTGTATATTTCGTTGTAGCCTTTTTTATTAAGTGCAACGCCTTTCAAAATGCGTTTTCTTAAATGGTCTGTAGCGCAAAGCATAATACCGCAATGATCTTCGAGCTCATTATATATGGTTATAAAAAAATAGAGTACCTGGTCTGTAACTTTATCAAACTCATCTAACATTATAAGCGGTGTTTTTTTAGACATGAGACGTTTTACAACTTCCTGCATCATTTCGGGTATTGTTAGCCCGGATGAATCAAAGCCCATAACCTTAAGCAGCTCTACTAAAAAATATTTTCGATTCCAAAATTCTGAACATTGCAACCTATAGGCATTAGGGCGTTTTGCAAACATTTTCATGGTAGAGGTTTTACACAATCCTGCCTTACCTATAGCAGCAAATACATTAGAGTGTGTTTGCGCATCCGTTAAAATGCCGTTTAAAAGCTTCCCTGCCGTAGTTTCTGCAATTTGCCATACTTGCGTATAGTTGCCGCCAATTTGCGCGCTTACGTTGCGCCACATTTCGTTTTTAATTAAATCCCATTTACCGTTTATCATGTGGCTTACTGTAGCGGCACTTACATCTTTTAAAGAGTTTGCTGCTTTATTTTGGCTATCGTATGTGCCAACGTAATCACGTAAGCGGTCGGCAATTTGTTGTTTCTCTGTATTTTCCATAAGTTTGTATTGTATTTGGTACCGGCTTTAGTTCTCAGGCCAGGCCGGACGTGTTAATTACATGTGTGAATAAATATCATTTACATCAACAACCGCGTTGGATAGTTCCTTTTGGTACTGGCCTATGTCGGTTGTTTCTTTTTTAGTAGCCTTTTGCTTTTTGCGGCTGCTTTCTACACCTTTAATAAGTGGCGAACGCAATCCATAATCTTCGGCGGTACGGCCTTGCTCTTTAAGTATGGCATCCATCTTATCACGTTCGGCAATACGTTGGGCTTTATCAGCATCAATAATTTGTGTGATGTAAGAAGCTTCCCAATCTTCTTGTTCCTGCCTGCCTCGGTTAACCTCCACTTTAATTTGTGCGGCTCCGGCATGACGTAAGCCTAAAGGTGTGTTTTCATAAAGCTGTATTGTACTGCGGTCGTCAGGGTCGTACTTAATCACAAACTTTTTGTCTATGTTGTTACGAAGCCAAACAAGGTCAGGCAGGTTGTTATCATCATAAACCATATAAGTGTACTTCACTTTCTTATCTGTGTAGGTAATGCCATAAGCCGTGCAGGTAACAGGGTCTTTACGCTCAATCCAAAACATATTGATCATATCCCAAAGTCTAAGCTCAGGCGTGCCGGGGTTCTGACTGTTTAAATACATTTCTATCTTACTAACACCGGTTGCATGGTGCGGGGCTTCGTTCCACTCGCGGCGGCGTTGCGCATACACCTCTTTTATCTTATCAAGTGTGGGCAATTTTGCAGTATTTCTAAGAACGAACTCCATATTAGGCTTGCTTTCAAGCTTCTTAGTGGTAACATTTTGACCAGTAAAAAACCAATCCTTTTTTAAGTACTCTGCCTGAAATCGGCCAAAGGCACTTTCTATAGTTTTACTCTTACCGTTGTAAGGGCGAGTGTTAGTGCATAACCTGCCTAACTTGCCTAAAAACGACTGGCTTTCTAAAGTTTTAGTGCCGCCCTGATTGTCATATTTTATCTCATACGGCTTGTGTCCTGCAATCTGTGCGGCCATTTTATAAGCCATGTATTGCGCCTCAAAATCTTCGCTGTTGCTAATGTGGTAGCCAAGAAAGACCTCGCTGTACACATCAAACACCTCATATACCTGGCAGGTTTGCATTTTGCCTTTGTCGTCCTGGTAGTAATAGTTAAGCTTAGTACCGTCGCTATACCAAAGGCCGTCGCGCATACTGGGCAATTTGGTACTAAACTGAAAGCTGTATTTTTCTTTGCTTTTCAGTTCGCCGTACCTGTAACCATACCATAGGGGTTCAATTTTAGGGTCTTGCAAAAAGTTAATGAGCGTTTGTTCTACTTTTAAAGGTTTCCAACCCTTATCGGGGGCAAGCCGGTTATATTCGGCAAGCAGTTGGGCATGTGTAGCGCATTTTTGTACCTGGTCTGCCCATCTTGCCAGTACCCACCGTTTAGCATCGTCGCAAAGCTTTTCAGTATTCTTATGGCAAAATCCTTTGTGTATCAGGCTTTCGTAACCATCGGCTTTATACACTCTTAACTTGTCCTGTAACCTGCGAGGGTTGGCAGGTAACGAGTGAGGCCATCTATGCTGTGGCAGTTCTGCCACCACCTCTGCAATCTTAGGCCATACCTTAACTTTACTGCCTAATGCTTTACGCTTGCCCATTGTGCTGTTAACAATCTCGTCTATAGCGTTAAGCACTTCGGCATTTGCTATATACTCCTTGCGGTTCTTTTCGGGTAAAGCGTCGCCACTTTCTAAAGTGTAGCTGTTAAAGAACTCAGCCGCAAAGTCGTCGGTTTTTATATAGTCAATGAACGTGATATGCTTTGCCTTTTCAGTCGGGTCGCCAGTAATGGCGATAATTTTTTCTTTGATGTCTGGCCGTATGCTTTCAAATTCGATCAATGCAGGCCTGCCATTGCCGCCTTTTTGCAGTCTATTTAGTTTCTTCCTATCTATAAGGGCATCATAATTCGTTTTGGTCATTATATTATCTATCAACCAACCGGCTTGTACACATAAAGAATTTTGATAGTATTCATACATATTACGTGTTGTATTTAAATTTTTCAATAGCTTGATCTACCACTTGTTTTAAATCAGCTTCGCCTTTATTGTAATCCTTAACAAGTTCATCCGGCACAATACCTTTACTTGTACCTTTCAGACTTTTGCGAACGTAGTCTACAGATACATCATGACGAATTGCGACAGCTTTAAGGATATCCTCATTGTATTTGTTCCTTTTTTTCGTTTCTTTGTCCATCATTGTCATTGTCTTTTTTAGTGCTTGTTTTATCGTTTCGTACAGGACAAATATAAACGACATATTTCGCTTAAAAAAATATTTATGCAACAAATTTCGCCTATCAAGCAAAGAATTGTTCAATACCTTGATTCTATTAAGGTTTCCCGCTATGAATTTTATAAAGATTCTAAGATGACAAGGGGGGTTTTAGATAAAGAGACAGGTATTTCGGAAGATAACATTGCGAAATTTCTTGCCTATGCACCAAACGTTAATGCTATATGGCTAATTACAGGGGCAGGCAAAATGCTTTTAAGTGATATAAATGTGAATTCTGCACAACAGGTTAACGAGCCACAGGCAAATTACAATGAAGATAATAAAGTATTCAAATTGCGTACAGATCGTAACGTAAAACAGCAATCAATTCCATTATATAATATAGAAGCATCTGCCGGTATTGTTCAGTTATTTAAAGACGGCAACGAAAATGAGCCCATAGATTATATCAAAGTTCCTAACCTCCCTAAATGTGATGGAGCCGTTTATATTACAGGTGATAGTATGTATCCACTGTTAAAAAGTGGGGATATCGTAATGTATAAAACCGTTAATAATATCAATGACAGTTTATTTTTTGGAGAGATGTATTTAGTATCGTTGGATGTTGATGGTGATGAATTTATATCTGTAAAATGGCTGCATAAGTCCGAGCATGGTGATGATTACATAAGGCTTGTATCCGAAAACAGACACCATTCTCCAAAAGATGTTAAGCTTAAACATGTACGTGCGATGGCCTTAGTAAAGGGAAGTATTAGGATAAATAGCATGTTTTAAAATGTAATTTTCAATAACTATTCAATAACAAGTTCATTTTGAGTACTTTAATGTACGTAACACAAAAGTTTTATTGTCATTAAGGGGGTAGATTCTCGCAAATAGTTATGAATTTTTTAATTTTTGACATAGTAAAGGGGTGTTTTTTAGGCGATATATATCGCTTATTGTGCGCCCAACTGTATGCCCAACTGTATGCCCAAAGTCAAAATGTACACTATTAAACAATATACATGAAATAACAAAGCCTACCGGTAAGGCAGGCTGTAAGTATATGTTTAATCAGCTTTTAAACGTTCATTAAATACGCTATAAGGCTTTATTTACGGGCTTTTATAGTAATTGTCGGGGTAAATGTGCATTAATGTGGTAGTAACTGTTTAAAAGCCGTAGTTAATCGTTCATTCAATGGTAGCATTGTGGTAGTAAAAGGTAGTTAATGCACAATTTATTTTTTAATCCATTTCGGGCAAAAATAGCCTTAACCCCTTATTTTATTGGGTTTTTCGGGCAAAAATATAGAGAGTGTTTATGTACATTTCATTTTATAGCCCATACATGGCAAAAATACAAGCATTGATTAAAAATATTTATAAATTGCAAAGTATAGTAGTATCTTGAAATTTGATTAGTGTAACTATTAATGGTCTTTCCTGAAGTCAATGTCTCAATAATAGTGAGGGTTCAGACTATGATATATTAACAATAATGCAATTTAAATATCAAAGCATGAGTTTTAGAATTGAATGTAAAAATGAATTTGGAATATTAATATCAATGCAACAATTAGCTAATATAGATAATTTCTCCAAACTTTATTATGAGGACGAAAATTTAACAAAAGAGGAAATTTTTGAAGATAAAATTTTATCCGAAGGAATTTATTATTTACTACCAGGACAAAATTATACTGATGTATTAAATCAAATTGATATATCAGTTTTATGGGATTTTAAAAGTGATAGAGAAATTATAAATACTTTCGAAGTTTGGGAATCAAGAATTTATAAAAGCGGTGAATTATCATCAAATTACTCCCGTGAAGTATATTTTAATGGTAAAAATATAGCAGGACAAAGTTATACTTCCTCTTCGGAGCCTATTGGAGGCATATATAAAATTTTAGACCTTTCTAATGTTATTCTTAACAATAATGGATATATAATAAAATTTCCTAATGGTTCTTCTTATAATTTTTATTTTAATTCTAAAGGCGTTTTATACAGGATTTTCCCTGATACTGGTGGATGGGACAGACCATACGACAGGCTTTCAAAGTTTTTAGAAGATGATCCTATAGTTTCGCACTTATCATCAGAACAATTGAATTATTTTACAATTGCAGAACCACTAATTCCTGAATCAGCAGTAATATTATTGTAAACTAAAATCCTTTATTCCAGCCAACTAAAATTTAACATTATTCCTGAAAATTACTCCCAGCTAGCGCGAGCCTCGGGCTCGCGCCGGTAAAGACGCATAACAATAGAAGTATTTATTACATACAAGCTACCAGCAATTAGTGAATATCGGCACGAGCCTGAGGCTCGCGCTAGCGAGGGGATATGACCTGGGTGGTTGCAAATCAGTAAATTAGATAATTACAAAACAGGAATTGCAACATTAAAATTAGAATTAGAAGAATCATTTGTAAAAGATATTCTGCGAAATGAGCCCTATTTAAATCCTGTAGCGTTTGTGTATAATGATGTATTATTAAACGTTTTTAAACAAGCAATAACAAATGGCAAATACATAGTTTTTACCATTCCTGCCAAAGATAAAACAGAAGCCGAAAATATTTTTAGGGAAGCTAAGCAGGTATTAGAGGATTATAAAAACACTAATAAATAG